TGGGATGCCCAAAACAAGCTTTCGCAAAAATAGCGACTCCCCGAACCAATGAGCAGCGCATCCGGCTGCGCCACAATCCACGGCGGACGTTCTCCTATAACTTTGCAGTGACCGGCCGCGCAGCGCAGCGGCTGCGCATGAAGCTGCACGAGAAATCAGGCTCCGGCATGTGGCTGCCGGATTGGACCGACCCGAGGCAGTTGGTCAACGATTATCCGATCGGATCGACGTCGGTCGAGCTGGATGATATTGCCGGCATCACCGGCGATTCAACGGATTCAGGAGTCACGTTTCCCGGGACATGGCTGATATTCTGGCGAAGCAGTACCTATTACGAAGTACATCGCATCGTTTATGTGACGCAATACAACCAATCGATTGGTCTGGACTCTGCCTTGACGCTGGCCTGGTCAGCGGGTGATCGCGTTTTTACGTTATGCCAGGGCGTCATGCTGCCTCCTATACGGTTTACCGAACACACGACCAATGTTGCGACCGGCTCGATCACGTTCGCATGCCAGGCGGACATCGATAGGAACTTTGGATGGAACGTGTCGCTCGATCAATTCCAAAACATGGACGTATGGGACGATCAACCCAACAGGCGGGAAGCGTTCCAATCGGACTGGAAACGCGACTTCAGCGTGATCGATTTCGACACCGGCATCTATCGCGCGTTCGACCGATCGGCGTTCGAGAATATCAACCACCGTTGCACCTACTCGATGCCGGACGTTGCCGCAGTTCGGCGGTTTCGCGGGTTTCTGTTCAGGCGCAATGGCAAGCTGGAACCGTTCTGGTCCGTGTTCAGCACGCAGGATATGACTCTGCGCTTCGATATCGGCGGCGGCGACAACTCGATCCTCATCGAGGATATCGGCTACACCGCCGCCTTTGCCAACGGCAACCCGGCCGGCGCTGTTTATCTCAAAACGATCGATGGCACACGGTATTACATGACTGTTCAGAGCGTCGCTACCTCGACCAATCAGGAAGAGATCACGTTCTCCGAAACGTTCGGTCAGGCGATCGCGAAGGCGGATGTAAAGCTGCTGTCGTTCCTTTATCAGATGCGCCTTAACCACGATCAAATCGAACTATCGCACATCGCGCCAGGCATTGCCGAATCGCAACTGACGCTGGTCTCCGGGAAACTCTGATGGGCTACATCACAAACGAAATCAGCAAGCTGCTCGGATACCCGATCGAGCTATACACATTCGATCTCAATGCAGAGCAGTGGCTATACACCTCGGGCGACCGGACGTTCATCATATCCGCGGGCTACACAACAACCTATTACACGACCTATACCACAAAATATTACACGCCACCGCCTGCTCAGATATTCATTCCTGCCGCCATCAAGCGCAGCGCCATCGAACTGAACCGGGAGATCAACCGCAACATATTATCGCTCGATGTGCCGTTCGATCTGGCGCCGGCGCAGCTATGGTTGGGCGGCGCGCCCGAGGGGCTCATGAATCTGACCATTTATCGGTCGCATCGCAGCGATTCGACAAAAGAAATTGCTCAGATCTGGCGCGGGCGTGTGATCAGCGTCATGTTCAAAGGCCACGATGTCACCATGAGCTGCGAACCGATCTTCACCAGCCTCAAGCGGGGCGGCATCCGCTCTGTTTACGGCCTCCCGTGCCGGCACGTGCTGTTTTCGACGCAATGCGGGGCCGACCCGGCGCTGTTCCGGCTCACCGGTACCGTCGCCGCCATCAACGGCACGGCAATCGATGTGGCCGGTCTCAACGCGCAGCCGGACGGGTATTGGGTCAACGGCAAGGTGAATGCAGGACTGAGCCGTAACCTGATCCGGGCCATCGTCGGCCACACCGGCAACACCATCGTGCTGGATCGTGTGATATCCAACCTGGCAATCGGCGACCCGATCGACGTGCTGCCGGGGTGCGCCCACAACGTCGACGACTGCACCAACAAGTTCAGCAATCTGCCCAACTACGGCGGGTTCCCGTTCATTCCACGCAAAGACCCGTTTTCCGGGGATGCGATCACCAACTAGGAGGAATCTGTATGTTCGCAGCAATTATGCTCATTATCTCAGTTGTACTCACGGTCCTCAGCTACGTGCTGCGGCCGAAGCCGAAAAAGCCTGAACCGAACCTCAACATCGAAGTGCCGGAAATCCGCCAGGGCAAACCGATCCCGGTGCTGTTCGGCACCCGATTCATGAACAATCCGAACGTCGTCTGGTACGGCGATATCTGGGTCATCTCCGAAGGGAACGCCCAGCAGGTTCCGTGATCGTCCGCCACCTCGACGCCAAATCGCTCGGCTACTGCAACCGCGGCCTGCGCCGTTGGTTCGATCGGCACGGGCTGGACTTCGCCGATTTCCGGCGCAACGGCTTGGATGAGCAAGCGTTTCTGGCCACCGGCGATCCGATGGCCGCGCGCCTGGTCGCTTACGCCCGCGAGCGCAGATGTAATGGCTAAAGGCGGCGGCGGAGGCGGCACGTTCCTCTACCGGATTGGCATGCACATGGTGCTGTGCCATGGGCCGGTCGATAAAGTCAAACGCGTGCGCGTCGGCGAGCAAATTGCCTGGCAGGCGGACGTCATCGATGGCGACACCATCAACATCATCAAACCGTATCTGTTCGGCGGGTTCGAGCGCGAGGGCGGGGTGATCGGCAATGTGACCTTCCGCTTCGGCGCCAAAACCCAGGCCGAAGACCCGTACCTGCAATCGCAGCTCGGCAGCGCCATACCGGCGTTCCGCGGCGTCGTCTCCGCGATTCTGGAGCGCCCGATCGTCTCCGCCAACAACCCCTACATCAAACCCTGGTCGTTCGAGGTGGTGCGCACCACCAAGAAGGCGGATGGATCCGGCGACGACGTCTGGCAGTCCGGTCTTGCAGCCATCGGATTCGGCCAGGGCAACAGCATGAACCCGGCTCACATCGTCATCGAATGCCTGACAGACACCTCATGGGGCATGGGCTACAGCATCGCCACCGACATCGACGAGTCATCGTTCCTGGCCGCCGCGCAGGCGCTGAATACCGAGAGTTTCGGGCTGGACATCATCTGGGACAATCAGCAGCCGATCGAGGATTTCGTCGCCGAAATACTGCGCCACATCAATGGTGTGTTGTACACCGATCCGACCACCGGCCGCTATGTGCTCAAATTGATCCGCGACGACTACGACCCGGCGACGCTGATCACGCTCAACGAATCCAACATCCAATCGCTCGAGCGGCTCACATTCCGTGGATTTGGCGAGAACGCCAACGAGATCAACATCGTCTACCGCGACCGCACCGACGACATCGACAAAACCGTCACCGTGCAGGACATGGCCGCGGTCGACATCCAGGGCGCCGTCGTCAGCGAAACACTGCAATTTCCCGGCATCGGCTGGCCCGAATTGGCGGCCCGCGTGGCCCAGCGCGAACTGCAGCAGGCCGTGGCGCCGCTGGCGATCGCCAAGCTGGTCTGCAACCGCGAAGCATCGCAGCTTAGACCCGGCGATGTATTCAAACTGGACTGGGCCGACTACGGCATCAGCGGCATGGTCATGCGCGCATTCGGCATCGACTACGGCACCCTCACCGACGGCGCCATCCGCATCGATGCCACGCAGGATATCTTCGCCTTCAACGATCTCATCTACACTGTTCCGCCGGACACCGGCTGGTCCGATCCGGTCAGCGACCCGCAGCCGGTGCCGGCGCCGGTCGCCAATCCGCCGCCGGCGCCGGGCGATCCGCCGCCGCAGGATTCGCCGCCGCCGGACCCGCTCAACCCGGATTTGATGAGGATCATCGAGGCCCCGTTCTGGACGATCTGGCGCGAGGTGGCGCAGGAGTCGCAAACCGCCTACAACGACATGGACCCGGCCGGCGGCCTGTTGACCGATATCGTCGCACGGCCGTCGAACGATGCGCTCAATTTCAAACTGCTGACCAGCCAGGCGGCTGCGCCGTTCACCGAAGCCGCCACCGGCCGATTCTCCCCCTATGGCGTGCTGGCCGCCGATATCGACCAGCAGGCGACCGTGATCACGCTCACCGGCGACACCGACCTGGATATGATTCAGACCGGCACGTTCGGCTACCTGGGCTATGAATGCGTCGGCGTGACGGCCGTCGACACCGTGTTGAAGCAGATCACCATCGATCGCGGCGTGCTCGACACCGTACCGGTCAATCATCTGGCCGGCGAGGCATTCTGGCTGGCCGAGACATTCCAGGCGATCGACCAAAGCGAAGAATATCTGTCGCCGGAAGTGGTCGATACCAAGACCTTGACCGTCACCGGCCGCGGCTCGGTGCTGCAGGCGGACCAGCCGCAGGTATCCTACACCATGGCCAACCGCCACATCCGCCCCTATCCGCCGGGCCGCATCCGCATCAACGGCGTTGCCTGGCCGGCGCCGCCTTGGAATTCGCCATTGGGCGACGTTACCGTCGGCTGGGCGTACCGCGACCGCACGCTGCAGACCGCTTACCTGGTCGACCAGGAAGCGGTCGATATCGGCCCGGAGCCCGGCACCACTTACACGATCCGGTTTTATACGATCTTGACCAACCCGGTCGGCGATCCGCTGATCGTCTACGGCGAATCAGCCTATGGCGAGCATGTCTATGGCGATGGCGGCGGCGCCGTGGCCGGAGCGGAGATCCTGCTGCGCACCGTCACCGGCATCGCCGGCACCAGCTACACCTACCTGCAGACCGATCAGGAGGCCGACAACGGCGGCAACCAGGTCAACTATTTGAGAATTGAAATCGAGACCGTTCGCGACGGCTACACCTCCTGGCAATACCAGGAACGAGAGATTGGAGCAATATAATGGCCAAATACGCATCCCGTGTTAAAGAGACGACCACGACGACCGGAGCCGGCACGATCAACCTCGACGGCGCCGTCACCGGATTCCGCGGATTCCTGGATCCGTCGAATATCGCCGATCAGGATTATGTGCCCTATATCCTGCTCGATGCCGACGGCCTGGCGTGGGAAGAGGGCTACGGCAAAGTGATCGCGGGCGCTCCGAATCAACTGGAGCGCGGGTTCGTGATGGACTCGAGCAACGGCGGGGCGGCGATCACGCTGTCGGCCGGGACGCATACGGTTGGGATTGGGCCGATTGCTGCTGCGCGGGTGCGCGCTGTTTGCAGAGTATCGATAGCTGCCGGGATTGTTATAAGCAACAATGTATTAACGGATCTGCCATTTGACACCGAAGATGAAGACCCGGCCGGTATGTTTGCTATTGGTACACCGACAGATATCGTGATTCCAGCATGGGCAAACAAAATCCGGGCGACAGGGCATGTAAAATGGGCTTTTAACAACACTGGTTGGAGATTTTTTGCCATAGTCGCTCCTGGAATCAGCTCTCCCGCTGATAGGAGGTCAGGAAGTGGAGCGGATACGTTGCAAACGACAATCTCGACTGGAATCGTTCCTATTGCGGGCGGTAGTGTCCTAAAAGCGAAAGTGCAAGCATTTATTACCAATGCTGGAACTATAACATTGCAGAGTGCATGGTTGAATGTCGAGGTAATAGAATAAGCCTGCGTAGGGCGGATGCCCGAAGGGCGATCCGCCAATAAAAAAAGCCGGGCGCTCGTGAAAGCCCCCGGCTTGGTAGGTGAAACATCCTTGTGTCTGGACGGTTGCCATCGAAAGCAGAGATGGCGATTCAAGTATAGACCGGTTTTAGGATTTTGCCAGCTGCCGGATCAAATAGCCGGCGGCATCCTATCCCCCGGCGTCCTCCAGCGCTTCAGCAGCGCCTTTCTCTCGTTCCGGCGTTCGACGGGCTTAAAATCAAGCCGGCTGAAGCGCCCCTTGCTGCCCGCCACCAGTAGAACTGGAGCCTAATCGTCGTTTGTCTCTTCGGAGTCCGGGGCCTCGTCGCTTTTGCGGCGATCCAGGATCTTGCGGCGATCCTCGGTAACCAACACTCCGTCGCTGTCCACGAAGGGGGGCTTGGGAAATTTCTGCCACCCTCGTCTTTCCAGACCGCCCCGTCGAAACTTTCTTGGTGGGTTTTTTGACATTCGCTTGAGCCTTTGTATTAAAAACTTATCCACATTTCCGGTGAACAACCCTGTGGAAAAAGGTGCTGGCCAACAATACCATCGACTGTGTGATGGAGTGCGCATAAATTGGGCAATCGATGGTTATAAGGTTAGACCGATTTTAGGCTCTTGCCCTTGCCGAATCAAATAGCCGGCGGCACCCTATCTCCCGGCGTCCTCCAGCGCTTCAGCAGCGCCACTCCGGTGAGGATACTGATCAAGGCCTCGTCGATCGCTGTCCATCCGGCGCTCAACGACCGCTCGATCTCTTCGAGCTCCGTTCTGAACGTTTCACGCACGTCCGGCGGCAGCGACTGGCCGGCCCAGCCTTTCAGATAGACGATCCGCTCCATGGCGCGGGCATAGTCGGGGCCGCGTTTGTGAATTGGTTTGCAGCGCTCGTTTTTTATATTCAGCGCGGCAAGCCGCTGGTCCACAAGATCCTCGATGAGCTTTTGCTGAGAGAGCTGCTGCCGGGGAGGTTTTTGTGGACCGAGGATATGGCTCGATCCTTCCATACAAATTTTCTCGGCAACCCGATCCATCGCATCCACGACCCATCGACCGAAATCCTTCGCCAACGTGGTATGAGAAAATTGAGCAATGAGCATGCAGCCGCGCAGAGAAAAGATTCGGCCGGTTTGCTGCCCGTGGGTAGTTTCGAGCTCGACCATGGCGGTCATATCGTCGCCGAATTGATTCTCGTGCCGATGATATACCTTGTGCACGGAGTACGGATCGCTATAGCCCATTGCGGTGCTGATTTCAGGCGTTCTCAGCCAGGGCTGGCCGTTGTGGTTTACGATGTTGAATTGGATGTTGTT